CCTGTGTTGGTTGCAGCTGACCGATTGCCTGTGTTGGTTGCAGCTGAATAATCGCCTGTGTTGGTTGCAGCTGAATAATCGCCTGTGTTGGTTGCAGCTGAATAATTGCCTGTGTTGGTTGCAGCTGACCGATTGCCTGTGTTGGTTGCAGCTGAATAATCGCCTGTGTTGGTTGCAGCTGACATATAACCTGTGTTGGTTGCGGCTGACATATAACCTGTGTTAGTTGCAGCTGAATAATTGCCTGTGTTGGTTGCAGCTGACATATAACCTGTGTTGGTTGCGGCTGAATAATCGCCTGTGTTGGTTGCAGCTGACCGATTGCCTGTGTTGGTTGCAGCTGACCGATTGCCTGTGTTGGTTGCAGCTGACATATAACCTGTGTTGGTTGCAGCTGACCGATTGCCTGTGTTAGTTGCAGCTGAATAATTGCCTGTGTTGGTTGCAGCTGATAGACATTCGTCATTTGATTTTTTATTGTTATTCCAATCAATCTTTTCAAAGATAAACTTAACAGCACCTTCAACAAGCCCATTTAACCCAACTTCTAAGCCAATCTTGATTTTGGAAGCTGCTACCTTCGTATCGCTATCACCTTTGCTGATTTGCCCATCAAGTTCAACCTCACAAAAGCGTCCATCTACTGGGCTATAGTATCCGAATACATCCAATGGATATTCGCAAGCATGGAATCCGTTTGATGTACATCTTACAGGCGTTTTGTCCGTTTCATACTCTTTGCCTACTTCATATTGGAATGGTGTGCCACTTGGGGCACACTGTAAATCTTTGTTAAAACCCTTAAATCCTTTAATCATTTCAATCCCCCTAAACTATTACTTGCTATATTTAACGATTTTAAAATTGCTGGCCGTAATTATCTTAGGTTCGCCTGACAAGTCTTTAATAGTACCATAGTCATAAACCCCTTTGATTTTTATGCCAGTAGAATAAGGTATCACAACTGAACTGTTGTCCCATGCCACAACTGAGCTGTTTCCCCTTGCCACAACTGAGCTGTTTCCCCTTGCCATAACTGAGCTGTTTCCCCTTGCCTCGACTGAACTGTTGTCCCATGCCACAACTGAGCTGTTTCCCCTTGCCACAACTGAGCTGTTGTCCCTTGCCTCGACTGAGCTGCGGAAAGTTTTTACTTTAGAATTTTTAACATATAACTTAACGTCTTTATATTCCTTCCATGATTGGTCATTAACAGCGAAACATTTTTCAAATACTTCAGGTAAGTAATTTTCTTTAAATCTTTTCTCGACTTCTTCCTTAAAAAACCATTCCGGCACGATGTCTTGATCTACATTAAGCTTCCAATTGTCCATAGAATGATTAAATACATCGCCGTCTTTAGGTATCATTTCACAGCGTACAAACGTCTTTGTGGCGTTGAAATAATCGTCTTTGATGTTTAACTTTTCAAGCAAAATACTGTGGCTATCTTCCTTTAAATCCATGAATATTCTGTCTTTCGTTGCTATAAAACTTTTAAACTGGCAAATGATAACGCACCCTCTTTCTTCTATTTTGAGACTGTTCTTTCATCGTGACCCATCCCCCTTATTTAATATTGAGTGCCAACGTCCTTGGTCTTGTAGAATGTTTATGTAATACTGTTATGTCTCTGTCTGTCTTGCTTATATAGTGGTAATTGTCTGGATTTAAGCCGTATAAGCTTAGTATGTCTTTCATGCGGTGTGTGAGTTTGCGAGGTTTATTTGTTTTCATAAATGACCTCCTACAAATTCATTCGTATAAATCAAGCATTTGTGTCGTTGTAAGGTTGCCGCGCATAGTTGTTGCCGTAATTGAGTAAAGCTGTCCATTTGTATAACTTTGAACTATGTCTAATAAAAACAATGCGGTTTCTTCGTCTAATTCGTGAACTAAATCCGCTAACGCATGAGTTGGTGGTAGTCTATCAATTTTCATTCGCTTTCTCCTTTCTAAACTGCTTTATACTTGTTTAATCTGAATACTTCAAAATGTACTTATTGACTATGCTTTCAAATATCTGCTTTAGCCTTTCATCTGATTCGATAACGTGAATTTTAGTTATGCTAAAACGTTCTTTGTATGTAGCGCCTGCCTTTTCCATCCGCTCTCTCATTCTTTTTTGTCTGGTGTTGAGGTTACACCCTGCGATTCGTTCCAACTCTGCGTATAAATCCCCTCTGAACGCCTGATAACTGAAATTGCACCTTGCACATATTTCATTAATCTTTGCGTTAATAGTATCTTTCCAGTCCTTTTCTACCTTTTCGGTAAGTATTTCAATGGACTTACTAAGCCTTTTCTCTACATTAAATACTTCTGTCTGAACTACGTTGATTTTCCTGTCAACTTCTATAGCCTGCTGGGTTAACATTGCTAAAGCTTGTAAGTGTGGGGGGAGTCCTTCGTATTGATTCATTGAGTAAGCGCCATGCTTGCGGATAGACGGTAGTACTTCGTCAAATATCCATGATTCAAATTCTTCTGCACCAGGTAATTCTGATTTTGCGGCCAGACGGTAAATATCACCTTCTGGGATAACAAGAACCTCCATTTCCTTTTCTGGACTTTGAGGATGAGGTATACCCCGTTTCAGGGCATACTTGCAATGTTGGTTGATAGCATTGTTTGGCTTTTCATATCCAAGAGACTTTGCAACATCCGAACCAACAAAATAAATTTTACCGTCTACCTCCACTGTACGAACTTGTCCGAATTTTGGGTTATTAAAGATTTGTAATTGATTTGTCATTTGTTTTTCTCCTTTCTTATTAGAATTATTTTTGTTCTGTTTGTGTGAACGACTTTGGCAAAAAAATTTGAACTATTTCTTCGCAAGATAACTTAAACAGAATTGAAAGTTTTTCAATTTCTTCCGTTGAAAACCCCCTTATGCCATTTTCTTTCATGGCATAAGATGATTTCTTTAGCCCTATGTATTCAGCTATTTCCGTTTGAGTTTTGTTTATTGCGACACGCTTGCTTTTAAGAAGATAATTGATATTTGGCATGAATTATTGACCTCACTTTCTCTTTTGTAATTTTATTATAATTCTTTTTACGTGAACTGTCAACATAAAATAAAAAATTTTTGTTTATTTTTTGTGAACAATGGAATATACTATTTATATAATATTATGTGAAAGGGAACTGAAATGGATAGAGAATTAATTGGTTTAAGATTTAAATCTTTAAGAATCAAAAATGGTTTCGACAAACAAATAGACATGATAAGCGATTTCAAACAAAAAACAGGCATAGAAATACAGAAATCAGCTTTGTCAATGTATGAAAAGGGAACTAGATTCCCAGAGCCAGATTTGTTAGTTTCGTTTGCAGATTATTTCAAAGTAACAACCGACTATTTATATGGAAGATCGGATATTGAATTAGATGTAGTAAAGAGTTCCATGAAACAACTTGCGCTGCTTTTTGATAAATTGTCAGACAAAGATAAGGCGGAAGCAATAAGGTATATGGAATATTTAAATTTTGCAAAAAAGGAGTGAATAATTTATGGCTGAAAAAAAACTTAAAATTCGCGACGATGGTAGGTACAGAAGAAAAGTAAGCATGCGGAAAGTAACTGGCAAAAAAAACCCGGAATATTTATATGGTAACTCTCAAGAGGAAGTGGACGGAAAAGCCTTAGATTTAAAATACAAATTATTACACGGAGATATAACTGACTCAAAAAATCTTACTTTAATAGGCTATCTTAGGGTATGGTTTAATGCCCACAAAAAGAAAATTTCTACACTAACAGCCTCAGGATATGAAAATTATATAGAAAACCATATATCCAAAGATGATATAGCGGATATGCCACTTGAAAAAGTTAAGCCTATGCATATTGAAGAATTCTATTCTAATGAATTAACAAAAAAGCGTGGGAAAGATAAATCCAATAAAGAAATAATAGGATTTTCAGGGAAAACCATATTACAGGAGCATAGGATATTGCATAAAGCTTTGAAACAAGCTGTCAGAAATGAGCTAATACCCAAGAACCCTTGCGATTATGTAGATATTCCTAAAGTTGAAGAGTATAGAGGACGAATATATAATGAAGATAATTTTAACAATTTATTAGCATCAATAGAAGGAACTAAAGATGAATTGCCTATTTTGCTCGCAGGAATGTGTGGGTTAAGGCGTTCGGAAGTTTTTGGGCTTAGATGGTCCGATATCGATTTAGATAATGGGAAAATATCTGTAAACCAAGTTTCTATTTATGATAAGTCTAAAAAGAAATGGATTATTAAAGAAAAACCAAAAAATCAAACCAGCAGAAGAACATTTAGTTTGCCAAGTGAACTATTGCCAACTTTTAAAAAATATAAAGGTATAGGACTTGTATGCTGCAACTCAGATGGAAGCATAGTAAATGGGGGGACATACAGCCATCACTTTGCAGACCTCTTGAAAAAATTTAATCTTCCTCACATTCGCTTCCACGATCTTCGTCATTTTAACGCTACTATGATGTTAAAGTATAATATTAGTGACAAAGAAGCCGCCAGAAGGTTAGGGCATTCTACGCCGAATATATTAAGAAAAACTTATCAGCATTACTTAGATGAAATGGATCAGGCGACAGCCGACAAACTTAATTCAATTATTAGGAAAAAGGAAACAGGGGGTCATGTTGGGGGTCAAGCATGAAAAAAGACCTTCAAGGAATTACCCTGAAAGTCTTGGTGCCGAAGACCGGAATCGAACCGGTACGGCTTTAAGGGCCGCAGGATTTTAAGTCCTGAGGATTTAAAATTATTCCATTTCCGTGAACTCGTCTATTTTGTAGGCATTAAATAGTTTTCTAATATTAAGGTTTATACAACGTGTCCACAATTCGTTAATATTATGCATTCCTTTTGTGTTAACTTTTTATACGATTTGTGTACTTTACAGGGGGTCATGTTGGGGGTCAAGCAGACTTATAAATTCTAACGGATTTATTTCTAAATGCTTGATCATTTTTTTACAATCCCCAATACTCATATTGTCAATGCTATTGTTTTCTATTCTTGCATAATCCTTAATGGAAATACCCATAATTTCAGCTATTTTTGTTTGCGAATATCCACGGGAACATCTTATTCCTTTTACAAACGTGTTCATCTCTGTCACTACTATTCCGCTCCTTTTTTATCGAACTCATGTTCGTTTTTTATTTTATTATACCCCTTCACAGATACATTGCAATAAATTTTTACCAAATTTTATGAAGAAAATTTTTTATCTTGTGCTTGACTTTTATTGCATACAACATATTGATTTTTAACCATAATTAGTCTTTTATTCGACGTTATTTGTCATTAAATACCCATTGATTAATGTAAAATTGTGTTATATAGTGGTAATAAATTAATATTATGGAGGTATTTATATGCAAAAGGCTGGAGGAATTATTGCTTTAATAGCAGGAATATTTGGTGTGCTTTCCGCAATCGTAACGCTATTCATAGGTGGTTTAGCCGTTGCTTTTAAAGCAACAGAATCAAGCACCGTCGGGGGGTTAGTTTTTGGCGGTATTATATGTTCATTTTTAGTTATAATATTCGGGGCCATTGCCATGAATACAAAGAAAAAAATAATTGGAGTTTTGTTAATAATAGCTTCTATTATAGGTGCCATATCTGGCGGCGGCATAGTGGCTGTATTTATGGTATTGTCTCTTGTAGGTGGCATAATTGCTTTAATTGGCACAAATAAACGCAACAGCACCCAGAGCGTGGCAAAATAAATAAAAGGCCCCAATTAAGGGGCCTTATCTTTTACGCTCCAATCATTTTTATAGAAGGAAGGAAAGCTAATTCCTTTATTATTTGGCACTTAGCCTTACATACTTGGTAAATATCCTTATAATTGGTGCCTTTATCTACTTCAATAGAAATTATATTTTCTATAGCTCTTTCGAGGAATTTTATTGCATCCACATAAGATACAGGCAAATTGTCTCTCTGCCCTGCTTCTATGCTTAATGTGGAGTTTACTAACTTGGAATATATCATGTATAGCTTTCCTGCGTTCTGGCTGCCTTGAGATTCTGCTAGAGGAATGAGTTTAGTTAAAATGATGTCCGTTTCGTCCTTGCGTATCTGTTTGCCTGTTAGCCTTGATTGCTGCCATTCTGCGGACTGGCGCTCAAGGATAAACTGACGCATGCGGACAAATTCAATTGCAAGGTTCTTTTTAAATTCAATTACTTTTGGTGAATTATCCATTAGCGTTAAAAGAAATACTGCTTGTGTTTCGTTCAAAAAGTATACATTTTGTTTCTGTCCACTTTCAGAAGGTATAACTGCCAGTTCGACCTTCCCTAAATCATTAATGTCTTTATTGTATCTTTGGATATTCCTTGTTACTGAAACGTGATTTCTTTCAATCCCTTCTGCGATTACAAGACTGTTGGTGTAAACTTCATTCTTTTTTACGATTACTAATTCTTTCATATAATTATCTCCTCTCAAAATAGCAAAGGCCCCCATTTTGGGAGCCTTGTATTGAGAGATTAGAGGGGCTATCATCACGACAGGCCATAACCTCTAAAATTATTTAGTTTTAAGGGCGCTAGCAATTGCATCATGCCCCAATATGTTTACCAGGTATCCGAAGAAGTCGGGTCATTTAATAGCCCCACCAATACAAATAGCTGCAACACTCCTGCGGCTACATTGCCTAGTGCGCCTGTGTCTACGCCTAGATTTACCCATATGCCGGATAGCTGGCCTATTGAAATAATCTGCGCCAATACTGCTGTCCAAAATACCTTAGACTTAAATCTGTTCTGTTTCATAATTTGCCTTCCTTCTGCCACGCTGTGGCTATCTTAATTAATAGTGCATCAATATACTTTGCCTTTGTTGCCTGGTCGGTACCGCCCCATAAAGCCTCGTCTAACTGGACCTTTGAATCAATAAATTTTACTGCATCAGTCAATGTCATTTGCAAAGCTTCCTTAATTAATGGGATAAAGTTTTTATTTGCCATTTCAACAGTGTTGCCACCAAAGAAATTAGTACCAGGACATGATTTAGTAGTCCCGGTTCCGTTTGTGCGAATGCCGGTATTGAGGTCCCACCATTTGTGATATACAACATGGTTAGTGTCTACTGGCAAATTAAACTGCTTACAGAGTATAGCGTTAATGAATAGTATTGTTTTTCTGTGTTCTATTGTCATGGTATCGCCGCCGGTGTCGAAGTTCCCCACATGCTCAATACAAATGCCATTTGCGTTCGCTCCCTTTATTCCCGCCGGTGCGGTATCAATCGGGCGGCATAAGGCGATTAATCCGTCTGGAAAGGTCGTAAGGTTCTGTGCTATGTCCGTAAAGCCTCTTTGCATGTGAGAGGCTTTCATACCGTCTAGCATTGCAAAATGGTTGTTTCCTTTGAAGTTTGCATAGCCGGGTATGTAAGTGTGATGGTTCTGGATAAGAAGGATTTTGCGGCTTATTTTCTGCTTCCCGAGCCACGTTTTAAACTCGTCCCTTGTAAATAAAATATACTGCCCTTGTGTTTTCATAATACACCTCTACAAGCTTTGTATGTACCAAATTAAAAAGCCTGCAAGCATAAGCCCTATTGAGGAGACTAATCCCCAGATTGCTTTTGTTTGGCTTCCTATTTGGCTACATAGATTTTTAATTTCATTTGTATTCGTTGCATCTGATTTTTGTAGATAATCAATTTTTACGTCCATATCATCTAACCTTTTTTCATGTTCATTTAGTCTGTTATGAGCAACTTTTACCTTTTCAGTTATCTCTGTTATTTGTTCTCTCGTTTGTGTATGGTTGTCGCAGTTTGCCATTTATGCACCTCCGGTTGTAATTTTACATAATAAAAGAGCCTGTTTTCACAAGCTCTTTGCCTGCAGCAATATACCTATTCTGCATTCACGTATTTAAGCATCGCCACTTTTAAAGCCGATATGGTTGTTGCTGACTCTATTTCCTGTATAGCTTGGGCTTTAATATCTACTGGTATAGAGGCTTTTATAGTATCAATTTCAGCCTGTGTTAAACCTTCTACCCATTTTGCGCCATTCCACTTTGGACGATATAACCCATCCGGGCAAGGGATTTTAATTGTATTTTTGCTTAACTCATCAACAAATGAATCGCATACAAAAAAACCGTTTTCATCTATAATTCTTACGTAAAACATATTTTAACCCTCCTAATTTGCCGCCATAAATTGAACTGATATAGCATAATTTGAGCCGCCAGACAATCCAGCTGAACCAGATATTTTTATATTCCCACTGGAGTCCATATAAAAGTTCCTAGGTTGACCATTTGAAGGATATATACCAGGAGCCATCATATAGCCCTTGGGCCTATACCCTGCCGGCAGCGTAAATATAATAGTATGATCTGTTACAGTGCCAGCGGTTAAATAACCTCTAATATAAACGACACCTCTATCATCCTTCATATACTCACAATATCCACCGCTTGACACTAATGCCCAGCTATTTAGCAATGTAGGCGCAAACCATTCGCCAATCCCAAGTAGTTTCCTCTTATCCAATATCTGCGTAGTTTCAATAGTAGTGTCGTTTGCGGGAACGCTTATTTCTGCTAATTTTAACCCTCCGTCCGGCACACTTGGAGCAGAAGGAGAAGCCGCTGCCGTTCCGGCCAAATAACTAATTGCGCCGCTAGAATTAACGTAAACTATATCTATTCTGGGATTTGTAGCATCTGCGGCAGTAATAGCTAGTGCATTATTGGCAGCAGGAGCATACCTCGTCCCGTTTGCCATATAAATAGTTCCTGTGGCAACTGCAACGGTCATATTAGGGCTGCCCTGGGCAGATACGGTTAATCCACTATAAACGCCGTATGTTGTTCTTTCATTTACTTGTGTAGTTAGAGCCGCCAATTGCGCATTATTTTTTAAAGCTAAAATATCCGCTAAACTCATATTATCGCCTCCTTATAGTGCATTCCAAGAAGAACCATCATAGATGTACACCGCTTTTGTATCTGTTTCCAAAAAGGTTGAACCTATGGGTAATTCAGTAGTGCTGTATGCCAATCTTTCTGCGTTAGTGCCAATCAATTCTTTTGGTAACGTTATTACGCCCCTTCTTACAATTTCTTTCGCTGCCATTATAGACACCTCCATTATTTTTTTAAAACTCCTTCTCAGGAGTTTTTCGGTTTATTCATGTTGACTTTTATCTTTATATAAATTTTGTTACGCAATAATGTAGTCGTATTCCTCTTGCGTTATTTTACTTGCTGTAACTAAGTCGTTTAAATATACAGTAGTGATATATTGCTTTGTATAAATCCTTTTTAAACTTTCAACAAATGTTCTCATATGACTCCCTCCGTAATTAATTCCATGGTATAGTTATCAATTGCCTCTGCAATAAGCTCTTCTTGAGTCTTTGGCATTGTAAGCGGCACAGGCTCAACATAATTTTCATTAGGCACTATAGCTCCGGCAACATATTTTGTTTTTTGTGGTATTGCACCTTCCAAACTCCCTATGTCAACTAGCTCAAGATTTAACACATCAAGTTGATAATGGGCATTGTCAACTACCGCAAAGATATCATCAATTTCTATCGTTTCCGATAAAGCTACTATGACCATAGTATTTTTGTCTCTTAATATTTTCAACTTAAATCACCCCCACATCCTACAAGTTATGTTTTCTCCTGCTTTTGCACCGCCTACCGCAATTCCAGATGTCCCAAATTTATACCCTCCAGAGGGTTTAGACGATTTGCATATCTGCCCGCTGGTAGCGCTTGCGTAAACCGCTCTATAACTTCCACTAGTCATCATAGATACTCCAACTGCCGCTCTGTTTTCAAAAGTGTCCATCACACAATACATCGTTCCTGAATAGCCTGATTGATACATACCAATCACACTATTAATAAATGCCTTTTCATTATCAATAGTCGCTGAGAAAACGATATTTATTGCATTAGCACTAGCAAATGCCGCTTTTTGCATAACAAGAAGATAATACGTATTTGGCGTTGCAGACTTTTTGAAATAAAAGTTGCTGTCTAAAGACTGGGAAATATCCGCCGATTCACCATCACTTGAAAGATATAGCGTAAATATATTTCCAACAGAAGTTAGTGCTGTGCCAGAAATAGAAAACCTAGCCAGCCTTAAAGGATACTCTGAACTATAAGTATAGCACTTCCAAATCAAAAGCAATGTATTCTCATTTTCTAAAACCACAGCTACAGACGTTGACGCTGAAGAAGTAGAAACTTTTGAACCCAAAGTAATGACTGTCCCAGACACAGAACCAGCAATTATTTCAGCATACCCACTAGTACCATATATGCCCATAGCGAATCTTGTAGAGTCTATTTTGCATAAATCCCATTGATTTAGATATTGGTTACCACCAGTATTATATGCTTGTGCAATAACAGTATAATTTGAACCAAATGTAATAGTGTCGCCGGATATAGTACCTGCAACGGCGTATAAATAATCACTTGCGCCATCTAGTACGCATCCTACCACAATTAATGCAGGAGTTAGTGCCACCACTCTAATAACACACGCCCCAGAGTTAGCCATAAAATTATTTAAGTTGGGAGCTGAAATTGATGTGTCAGATATAGTTGCAACCCTTAATCTTGCTGTTCCTGCGCCCGAAATAGCATATGCGAATATTAACTTATCAGTGTCCAATAAACACATGTTTCCGTAAACATATCCCGATTCAGTATACGCAGAACCAAAAGTTATTGAATTGTCGCTATTTATTTTACCAACTTTTACACCTACACTAGAAGATGTGGCTTGATACATTATGGCAAATCTTGAAGAATCAAGCCAAACTATAGACAATACATATGCATCAGGCAATGCTCCATTTGTATATGCTAATTCTGCCCCAGTAACAACTCTGCCCACTAAATCACCAGCGTTAATATCTTCTGATGCAACTAAATTCTCGTATAAGGCATTCTTTATTTGCTGTTCCAACCCACCATCTGGCGAAGGTCTAATAAACCCATTATCAAAGCTTCCCATGGTTAAAAATCACCGCCCCAGCAAGTGACTTGTACTCCCGCTGCTATAGTTGTGCCTATTGTTACATATAGCCTATATCCCGCTGGCAAATAAGGAATTGGGCAAGCAACCTTCCCTGCATCTTTGGCAATTGTTACGTCAACGTCTGCCAGCTCTGATGTTTCAGAAAGTGTTGTCGCTGGTATGGTTTTTTCGTGAACCAAAGTATTATTAGCTGCTACTGTTGGGTCACTACCGTTGTTAACAAAGAATCTCATTACAGTAGCAACATTCGTCCCTTTTGCTCTAACCTTGATTTGGTCTATTCTACTCCCATTAGACCCTGCTGTATAAAGTAAGTTAACTGTGCCAGTACCGTCTTTTGCAGTATTAGCTGTTGTGATATTGCCTGTAAAACTTACTTTAGGCGTGATTGGGAATACTGGCGTTGTATTTGCTGGCATATTATAATGCACCTCCTATGTTTTTATAAATATATATGCTTGCTGAATTTACAGAGTAGCTTACTCCGTCTTCGATATTATTCATGTTCGTAGCCGTAATAGCCGTACCTGCCGATGTTATTGTCCCCTCGTCAGGCGTAAAGGTTTTCTGGTTGTTTAACTCATCCCTATACCTGCGTGGGTACTGAACCACTCTATCAGTCCATGTCGTTCTTGCGTATCCCATATTACCTCCTTATAAATACGTACAATCCTGGCCTGCGTAATACGCCCCTCCAAATTGCCCGCAATATCTAAATTCAGCTATAATATTGTTTATCATGTTGTACAGTGCTAAAAGGTTACCCTCTAGCCTGTTTGCATCCGAATAGTCAAAATTGCTGAGCGATGCCCAGTTTGTCTTAGGCGTAACCCACACCAACGGTAGATATATCGCAAACGCAAGAATATTATTTTCGATGCGGTTTAGACTATCGTAAAATTCTATGCTTGTATTATCCCTGCTGGTATTTACGGAGTCTAATGTTATAGGGTTTGTAAATGTCGCGATTAGTGCTGCAATTTCATTAGCGTTATTTTCAACCCTGTTGAGGTCTGCAAAGTTATAATAATCGCTTGACACCCAGTCAGTTTTTGGTGTAACCCATGCCATGTCATCCACCCTTTCCGTTAGTTTTGCCTGTCAAATAGCCCGAAAACTGAAAATTTTGCTTGGTTATCCTGATTGTCTTATCCTCATCAAATTCATCCTCTGCGGTTACAATGTCCCCGCACTCGTACGCAGGATTCATCCGCCAGTTAATCTCATATAAATATCTCTTTTTGCGTTCGGCAAGAATCCAAATAGCCACATTCTGCGCTATTGTATTATTTGAGATTAATGGATTGTCAACTGTCAGGCTTATTGTAAGCTCATTTGCAGGTTTAACGGGGTCTACGTATGTATATGTTGAAGAACCCACCTTGACATAGATTGTATTTACCATTGTGTCAAGGTCAATCTTGGGCGAATAATACATATTGTCCATTGTAATTGTCTCGCCCGAGGCGGTAGAGCCTAATTGCTTTATCCTTACAGTCCCATACCTGTCCGAATAAAATACGCACATGCCCGCAATGGCTACGTATTGGAGCACCTCCCTGTAAGTCTTGTCTGTCAGAGTTCCCGAAACAACTATACTCTGTAAGGCTGTGTCAATCGAATAATCCGTAACTCCTGCCGCTGTAAACACCGCCTCCGCTATATTATATAGTGTTTCATTTGTATAAGTTGTATTTGTAAATTTGTCCTGAGACAGAATGTCAAGCATATCTCTTGCCGTAAATGTTGCTGTTAAGGCACCTTCATTAGACTTCCAATCGGTCAAATAATAAGTTCCCATTGGTGCGTATTCAAATATACCGTCAACGGTTTCAACACCCAGATATGCATTTATTTTTTGTCTTCTTTCTAGGTAAAAATATATCCCGCTTGGGTTAAGAACATTGAAAACCTTACTCTGATTATCCAGTGTAAATTTGAGTTCGTTGGTCGATGCCTGGCTGCTTGTTGTGTCTATGTCCTCCAGAACATCAACATTTATTAATTCTGTGCCCGTGTACTCACTTATAATACCAAATCCAACCTCTGATACCCTAACCCTCCTATATGGATTACACCATTTTGTAACCGAAATTACTATTTTTCTGTATCCCGTTAACCCTGTTTGTGATACGTACTTACTCAAAGTATTATTCGTTACTGTTTCTGTGGAAATAACTGTGTCTAGCGAATCATACGCGGTTATGGTAAAATCGCTTGCATACTCATTTGCCAGCGCATCAAACAATATCGTTAGGCCAACGCTGGTGTGGTCTTTTGTGAAATTTATTGTAAGGACTTGTGGATTAGTAAATGTATTATTTGCCAGGGATAATTCTGCGCTCCACCATCCAACCTCGTAGCCTGTTTCGGAAGCCTTTGGCGGTAGCACAAATGATCCGTCCAACTTCCAGTAATTATTTTCAAAAGTTGCATATTTCCCAGACATATAAACCTGTGAATCGCTTATCTGTGTTTTTTTACTTATCGAAGCCTCTCCCGTTACTGTCGGTGTGGCATCAGGCGAGGCTGTTAGGTCTACAATCTGGAATATTACATTAGAGGTGGTTTTCCTTGAAGTTGATATTGCTGCATCTTTAAACTTTTGTGAAACATTAATCAAGTTGAATCGCCTCGCATCCCTATCTTTCAATAAAATTAAATTTAATGTCTTTCCAGCGCATTGTATTATTTCTATAGTCTATAGCCCCTGCGTTTCTGTCGCCTACATAAAATGTACCTGTTTTCATTGCGCCGTCTTGCGGGTCAGGATATTCTACTGTAAAAAACACATCGGAGATTGCCGCCAAAAGTGTAGCAAGCTGGGATTGAGATAAATAATCCCAGCTCATTTCAAGCTTTCTTTTAGTTGCAATACGTTCAATTATCATTAACCCATTGGCGTTTCTGTCTGCCTTGCTTAAATCGTTTATGCTTACCGAGTAACTAGAGGGTGTTGCTATTGCCGCGTTATTTACTTTAATCATGTTACACCCCCACTATTGCAGTGTTCCCGATTCTGCTCTCTTCGGCGCTCAGGTAAGGGAAAATTACCCGGGCTAGTTTAGTTCCGTCAATTTCAAGTATTGCATTGCCCTGCGGCTGCTGTTGTTGAGGTTGAGCAAATTTCATTGCGCTCAATACTGCGGAGCCTATAGCCCCTGCTAGTGTGTCTATAAATGATGTGTTTTCCAAAGGTATAACAGCCTCTTTGCCTTTCTCACCGATCTGAGCAAGTGTCGGAGCAGTTACTATACCGCCTTTGGCAAGCTTGGGTATTTCAGGAATTTGCGGAAATCCAATTGATATACCATTGAAAATCTTTTTACCCGCAATTGTTACCGGAGGAATAGTGACCTTTGTACTATTTATGTTTCTGATAAAGCCATTTACATAACCGATAACATCATTAATGCTATTTTTTATTGTAGTTTTGATATTCCCCCATATTGTTGCTGTTTCACTTTTTAAACCACCCCATGACTCCAGGAGCGCATCTTTTACACTGCCCCATTTGATGTTTCTTATAGCATCCCACTTTTCCTGAAGTGTATTTTTAAAATTATCCCATTTGCTACTGGTATCAGTTTTGAGTGTATCCCAATGACTCAGAACTATATTTTTTATATCATCCCAGTGTATTGTTGTTTTGAAGGACTCCCATTTTTCTGCAAGAGAGGTTTTTATCTCTTCCCATTTAGTCAATGTATTTGTTTTTGTCTCACTCCACTTATTAGAAATATCCTCTTTCAAATTCTGAAACTTTCCTCTTATATCCTCTACAAAGTCTGATATCTCCAATTTTGTAGGATCCCCATATGTTTTTACATGATCTTTGTATCTGCTCCATGACTCCTTAAAGGATTTTTCTGCACTTTCCACACCATTTTTTAGGTCTGGGAATGCGGTTAAAAGTCCTGATTTAAGTATTTGCCATGTACCATTTGCAGCTTTTTCAGCTCCACTTAAGGCCATTGGGAAATCACCTTTAATTACTCCGTTGGCAAGTGTTGCAACTCCATCAAGTTGTTTAAATGCACCGGACAGTGCACCTAAACCATTTGTGGCCAATCCTGACGCTTTATTTTTCAACCCTTCAAAAATTGTTTCAGCAACAGGCTTTATATACGGTTCTAAAGTGCTCCATAAATCCTTTGCTGATTGTTTCAGCCCTGAAAATGAATCTCCCACATCATCAAGAGCGGGTTTGAATGTATTCTTTAACTGATCTGCTGCCTCT